GCGCCCGCGCCCGCGAAGGCGCTGCCAGCACCATCCAAGGCGTCGAAGCCCGCAGGAGGCAAGCAGGCGTCTGCGCCGGCCTTTCAGGAGCTTCGCGGCGTTTGTGCAGCAGTGCAACCAAAGACCGGCAAGTCCGGCAAGGAGTACTGGCGAGTCGGCATCGAGGCCGGGGAAGGCGTCGAGTGGTTCACCTCGTTTGAGCCCGTGAAGTTCGACGCAGGCGCCAAGATCGTCCTCCAGCTCAAGCCCTACGGCGACGGCATGGTCGTGCACGACGGTTGGGTCGATCCGGCCGCAGAGGAGGTGCCGTTCTAATGCGCCTCCAGACATTCAGCGTCAACCAGATGGAGAGCCTGCTGGCCAACCAGCAGAACCGTTCGCTCACCAGCGGCTGGCAGAAGTGGTACCGGGCCATGATGGCGGGGCAATGGAACCCGTCGGTCGCGCCCATCATCCTCTACACCGACGGCACCCTGGCGGACGGCCAGCACCGCATCCGGGCCGCGCTGGAGATGAATCAGCCGTTCACCTGCTACGTCACGGTGATCGCGCGGGACGAGATCGTGCACGTCGATGCGGGACGGCCGAGAAGCACCGTGGACCACGCCAAGATCCTCGGGCTTGGCCTGTCGAACCGACACGTCGCCATTGGGCGCGTCTGCATCGCCTTGGAGCGTGAGACGTACAGCGTGCAGAACATCGAGCACGGCCTTCTTCTCCAGGCGGTCAAGAAGTACGACGTAGTTACTTGGGCGGCCAAGTCGAAGTTCCGCTCGCAGACGCCTGTCGCCGGTCTTTGTGCCTTCGTCGCATCGAGGGGAGGCAACCCCGAAGGCTTCTATCACAGCGTCGCCACCGGCGAGGAGTTGAGCCAGGGCGATCCAGCCCTCTTGCTGCGCAACTGGCTCATGCACAACGACATCGTGGGCGGGCAGCAGATGCGTACCGAGTACCTGTGGCGCACGACCAAGTGCTGGAACGCCTACGTCTTGGGGCAAACGATGGTCCGCATGTCCAACCCGAAGTCTGGCTGGACGTTCATCCACCCCATCATCCGGAAGGAGGCCAAGGATGGCCAAGCTCTATCCGAGTGACATCTGGCGGCTGGGCGATTCCCTTGACCCGCTGGAGAAGCTGGTGGCGCTGGCGCTCCTGGACTACGGCGACCGGATCTACCCGTCTCAGGCGCACGTCGCCATCAAGACGGGCCTGTCGCTGGCCACCGTGAAGCGGGTCATGCGGAGCCTCCGGGCGAAGCTCGTCATCTCGGTCAAGCGCAACCGGAAGGGGCTGTCCTACGCCTTCGTGATGGCTCAGCCTGACACCAGTGATGGTGTCACACAGACACCACAAAAGTGTCAGCCTGACACCGGATTGGTGTCACACAGAGCCACTAACTATCCCAAGAACCCTCTTACCAACCAAGGCGCCGCCGAGGCGGCAGCCGGAGGGGTGGAGGTTCCTTCGGATGTGGAGGCGCGGATTCGGATGCGGGATCCTCGGGCAGACATCGTGGCCCAAGCCAGGGTGTGCGCGAAGGTGATGGTCCAGCACGGCTTGACCTTCGACGAGGCTTCCCGCTGCTGGCGCGACCTCTGCCTTGGGTGGGCTCGCACCGGCAGGTCGGCGTACGACCTGCTGAACGAACAGGTCCAGCAGCTCGCCGGGGCTCGGGACGTTCGCGCCGTTCTCCTGCACCGGCTGAAGGGGGTGGCGGCATGACCGACGAACGATGCAACGCGGATCTTGGACCGCTCACGGCGAAGCTGCTCGAGCAGCAGCGCGAGATCGACCGCCTGAAGGCCGAGCGCGACGAGGCGAGGCGGGAGGTGTGTGGCTGGGCAGGGCAGGCACGCAACCTTGACCCCAACGTGATCGCCATGAAGCGTGGGTGGAACGTGAAGGTCAAGCACGAACCCGACGCCAGGCACGACCGGCCGGAGGAGGTCGTGATCGTCAAGGTCGGCAGGCACAAGGTGCAGGAGCTCAAGCCATGAACAGCAGGGCAAAGGGATCGCGTGGCGAGCTGGAGGCAGCACGGGTGCTGACCGAATGCACAGGCGTCGAGTGGCGTCGGACGGCCCAGCGCTGGGGCAAGGCCAAGGCCGACCTGGAGCCCGTCCAGGGCGATTCTGCCCTGCACGTCGAGGTAAAGGTGCGTGGCCACCGGCTGACGCACTGGCAGCGCAGGGCAGCGAAGCAGGTTCTGAGCATTACGAACGACGGGATGCTCTTCTGCCTGCTTTCGAACCTGCACCGCGTGAGGGAGCAAACCGTGCTCCCAGAGCGTGCGCCTCAGTGCAAGGCCGTCGAGGGGTTCATGGAACAGGCCATCCGGGACGCCGACGAAGGCAAGATCCCGGTCGTGGTGTGCAGGCAGGACCATGGGCCATGGCTCATCGCGTGGCGCAACCAGGACGATGACCGCTTCTGCGAGGCCGTGCGTGGCGCTGCGTAGGTGGAAGTTCAAGGGCAGCCTGGGCGAGCCGTTCAGGCTTGAAGCGCCCAAGCCCGTGCGCAACTGGCGCAGGCAGAAGCACTATCGCCAGGTGAACCTGCAATGCGCCAACTGCGGCACCATCGCGCAGCTGGAGACTGACCACGTCGTGCCATTGCATCGAGGTGGGAAGGACGAGTGGAACAACCTCCAAAGCCTGTGCAAGGACTGCCATGCAGCGAAGACGGCGCGCGAAGCAGGCGAACGAGCAGGGTGAAGCATCTGCTTCACCGTGCGAGGAAATGGGCACCCCCCCTTCGGGGCCGAGCCCCCCTCGGTCCTCTGGGGACCGCGTTGGGGGAACCGTCAAAACCGACCGACGGCGTAAGCACCGCCCGAAGCCGCCTTTATGCGCGCAGCAGGCGGACGCCTACGCGGAGGCGGTCCTGGACGGGTCCACGACGGCAAACGCACGGATCCGCGACGCTTGCCGCCGCTACCTGGCCGAGCGGGCGAAGCCGGCGGCCCACGCGGTCTGGTGGGACGAGCAGCGGGCCGAGGACGCGCGCGCCTTCGCGCTGAAGTGCGGGCAGGGCGCCGAGGCCGGGGCGGGGCAGCCCCTCGTCTGGATGCCCTGGCAGTGCATGGTCGCGATGGTCCTGCTCGCCAGGCGGCGCGTGATCGACGGCAGGCGCTCGGACACGCCCGCGACGAAGGCGCTGCTGCTGGCGGTCGCTCGCGGCAACGGCAAGACCGAGTTCGCGGCGAGCCTGCTGATGGCGGCGATGCGCGACCCCGGCAGCCGGCTGGAGTTCTGCTCGGTGGCCCCGGACGGCCGGCTCGCGCAGAAGACCTTCGAGCGGATGCAGACCATGTGCGGCACGCTCGGCGGCGACGTGGCCGACAAGGACGAGGACAGCTGGAAGGCAACGGGCGGCTCGACGCCTGCGCACCCCGGCCGGGTGCGCCACGGCGGCAATCGGTACATCTCGCTGCCCTGCACGGACAAGGCGCTCGACGGCCTGACGGCGCGCCTGGTCATCGCGGACGAGGTCGCCCGCATGGACAAGGCGTTCGGCCGGCTCCTGACGGGCCTGGCGAAGTTCGCCACCAGCCAGCTGCTCGCCATCACGACCCCCGACCCCGAGCAGAAGACCCGCCCGATCTGGGGCTACTGGGACCAGCTGGAGCGCTCCATCGCGGACGGCAGCCCGTACCCGGCAGGCTGGTGGCCGATGCTCTACGGGCTGGAGCAGGATGACCAGGCGGCGGACCCGTCGGCGTGGGGCAAGGCGCACCCAGGGCTGGGGACCATCATCGACCCGACGCAGCTCGAGCTCTCGGCGCGGACCATGCTCCAGTCGGGCGATCCCGAGCAGATCGCCGAGTTTGAGACGCAGCTTGCTTGCCGCTACCACGAAATCGCCACCACCGACGTGGACCTGTCGGTGCTCGAGCGGCAGATGCAGCCCTGCGACTGGTCCCGCCTCCAGGGCGCGCCGGCCGTCATCGGCCTGGACCTCTCCCGAGGCGGCTACGGACCGCAGCTGGACCTCACCACCATGTGCCTGATGGTCGTGGATGGTCCCCAACTGCGCGCCCGGAACGTCTCCTGGTGGGCCGGATTGGACATGGCGCTGGACGAGAAGCGGTGCCGAAACCCCCTCGGGCAGTGGTGCGAGCGGGGGTTCCTGCGCCGGATGCCAGGCGAGTACCACGACATGACCATCGTGGAGGCCGAAATCGAGGCGCTGATGGCCCGCTACGACATCCGCAAGATCGGCGTGGACCCGCACCCAAGCCAGGCGCGCGATGTCAAGCGCTGGCAGGACCGGGGCTGGCCCATCGTGCCCATCGACCAGTCGATCCGTACCATGGCCCCGGCGTGGAAGCTCTGGGGCGACCTCCTGAAAAGCCGGCAGCTCTGCTACGAGGACGATCCGGTCCTGCGTGCGGCGCTGAACGCCGTGCGGCTGGTCAAGGACAACGTCGGCAACATCCGCCCGGTGAAGGGGCGCAGCTCTGGCAACACCGACGCCGTGGTCGCCGGCAACATGGCCGCGATCCTGATGGAGCACCACCAGGTGCGCGAGGCGAGCGGCATCGCGAACAGTGCCTGCCCCATCGGGTGATCGTGCCACTCTCTTGAAATCCGCTTGACATCTGGGGGCACATTCGTTCCATCCGGAGCGTGACGTGGTTCTCGCGCATCTTCGCGGTGAAGCCGACCGTCGTGGTCTGGCAGTCAGGCGCCACCACGCCGACCGTGGACCCATCGACGCTCCCGGCGGTGGTGCGCGCCGTCCAGCTGCTTTCGACCGACATCGCCCGCCTGCCGATCCGCGTGGAGCGCGAGGACGGCACCGTCATCGACGGCCACCCCATCGCCCAGCTCCTGAACCGCGACGCCAGCCGCTGGCAGTCCGGATTCGACTTCCGCCGCTTCGTCACCAGCTGCGCGCTCACCTCGGGCAACGGCCTCGCGCTCATCCGCCGGGCCAGCGACGGCACCGTCGCGGAGCTCCAGCCGATCCCCGTCGGCGCCGCCCGCGCCCAGTGGACCGACGAGGGCGTCGAGTACCTGATCAAGGACGTGAAGCTTGCCGCCGACCAGGTGGTGCACATCGGCGCGTACCCGGACCTCCTGTTCCCGGCGTGGTTCGTCTCCCCGCTCGACGCCACGGCCCACGCCATGCAGCTCGCGGCCGACCAGGACGCGGCGCACTCGGCGCTCGTCAAGACCGGCTCGACGGGCAAGATCAGCCTCAGCCATCCGGGCGCCATGAGCGACCAGGCCGTGCAGTCCATCCGAGACGCCTGGCAGACCATGCACGCGAACCCGGAAGGCGCCTCGCGGCCCCTGATCCTGCGCGAGGGCATGAAGGCCGAGCGCATCAGCCAGGAGACTTCCAGCACCAACCTGGAGTCCCGGCGCTTCAGCATCCAGGAAATCGCCCGCGCCTTCGGCATCCCGCCCGAGATGCTCTTCCAGCAGGGCGGCGGCGCGCTCGCCTCGCAGGTCGAGACGGCCCGCGCCTACGTGGACAGCGGCCTCTCCATGTGGTCGGCGGCCTGGAGCGCGGAGATCGAGCGCAAGCTCCTCGCGCCCGGCGAGCGCCTGTGCTTCGACAAGGACTTGATCCTCCGCGGAAACCTGAAGGACGCCGGGCAGGCCTTGGCGAAGCTCGTCCTCGCCGGCATCATGAGCCCCAACGACGCCCGCCGCCGGGTCGGCCTGCCGCCCATGTCGGGCCTCGACCAGCCCACCGTCTCCATGCCGGGCGGCGCAGCGGCCTCCACTGGCCCGGACAACGCCGGGGAGGAGTCCGAGGATGCTTGAGGTCCGCACCACGTCCTTCGAGCGAGACGGCAACCGCCTGACCGGCTACGCGGCCGTCTACGACGCTCCCAGCCACCCGCTCGTCGTGCGCAGCGTGAACGGCGGGAAGCCGTTCACCGAGCGCGTGGCGCGCGGCGCGTTCGACCAGAGCCTCCGCGGGAACATCTCGCTGCTGGTCGGCCATGACCGGCGCGAGCTTCTCGCCAACACGAAGAGCCAGCGCCTGAAGCTCGCGTCGGACGAGCGCGGCCTGGCCTTCGATGTCCAACTGCCGGATACCCAGCGGGCGAAGGACGTGTACGCCCTGGTCGATTCCGGCGTCCTTTCCGAGATGTCTTTCGGTTTCGTAGTCCGTTCGGACGCCTGGAAGGGCTCCGAGCGCACCCTCACGCAGGTGGACCTGCGCGAGGTTTCCATCGTCGAATCAGGCGCCTACCCGCAGACAAGCGCCGAAGCACGCACCTACAGCCCCGCTCTCGCGAGGCTTCGTCTGCGTTTGAGGGCCCTCACATGAAGACCACCGACCTGTTCAAGAAGCGCGCCGACATGATCGAGCAGCGCGATGCGCTGAACTCGGAGCTCAACCAGCTCCTCGCCAACGACCAGCTCTCCCCCGAGCAGGAGGCCCGCGGCTCCGAGCTCATGGACAAGCTGGAGCCGCTGAAGCGGGACATCGAGGAGATGCAGAAGCACATCGGTGCCTCGCAGCTCCGCGAGCGCTTCGCGTCCTTCGCCGCCGTCGAGAAGGCCAGCCAGGAGAACGAGAAGCGCTCGTTCGAGTGGACGGCGTCCAACGAGTACCGCGACCAGTGGATCGACTGGTGCCGCGGCGGGCGCGCCCCCGAGTCGCGCGGGCTCCCCGAGTTCCGCGACATCACGACGGCGAGCTCCTCGGGCGTGCTGGTGCCCAAGATCTACGAGGCCGGCATCCTGAAGTACATGGAGCGCAACACCGTCGTTCGCAACCTGGCGGACATCCGCACGGGCGTGCAGGGCTCGGTGACGGTGCGCGTCAACACGCTGGAGACGGACGCGGCCGTGAGCGCCTTCTGGACCACCGAGGCCAACAAGACGCAGACCGCCCTTGACGGCGCGTGGGCCGAGGTGAACCTGAACCCCGTCGGCGGCCTCCCGAAGTCCGAGGTCACGCAGTGGGCCGTGCGGCAGGCGAACTTCGACATCGAGGCCGAGATCATCGCGGACCTCCAGCGCAAGATCGCCCGCGGCATCGAGAGCGGCTACACGGTCGGCACCGGCAGCGACCAGCCCACCGGGCTGTTCCTCCAGAACGCCAACTTCAAGGGCCTGACGGTCACCGCCGCCCACGGCAGCGGCACCGGCTGGGACGGCGCCTTCACGCTGGCCCGTCTCCAGGAGCTGCGCTACAAGACCCTCCCCGCCGAGTACTGGAACGAGGCCGCCTGGGTGATGAGCCAGGACGCGTACTACCAGATCGCCAGCGGCATCACGGCGAACAACCTCCCGCTCTTCATCCCCAGCAGCGACGTGCAGGTGATGGAGAACCAGGCGCCCATGACTCTCATGGGCCGCCCGGTCTACATCGCGCCCTACGCGCCCGGACGCCAGACGGCGGCCGTGACCACCTCCATCCCGCTCATGTTCGCCAACGTCCGCGAGGCGTTTGCGGTGCGCGAGTGGGGCGGCATCTCCATGTTCCGCGATGACGTGACCACGCCCGGACTCATCAAGTTCCAGGCGATGGTCTTCGCCAACTCGAAGATCACGCGCCCGAAGGCGGTCGCCGCCCTGCGCATCACGCTCACCTGACGCAAGTCCCCCGGAAGCGCAAGGGGGCGGGCAATTCTCCCCGCCCGCCCCCTTTGCGTCCAGGAGCCTGAATGCCGATCAACCTGTCCACCCTCAAGGACTCGGCGCGCGTCTTCCACACGGGGGACGATGCGTACCTACAGGACGCCTACAACGCCGCCGTCTCCGAGCTGGAGGAGCGGACGGGCTGGTGCCTGGATCCGGTCACGCGCACGCAGTACGTCGTTGAGGAGCCCAAGGGCATCACGAAGCTGGTGCGCCTGGAGCGCCAGCCGGCCACGGCCTGCACCTGCGTGGACACCCTGACCGCGACGGTGACGCTCTCGCTCGTCACCATCAACGGACTCCATTACGCGAACCTCACGGGCGTCGCGAACCTCGCATACCCGCTGGTCCTGACCGTCTCGGCCGGGAACAACACCCTGCACCCATTGCTCAAGATGGCGGTCCTCCAGCGCGTCACGCAGCTGAACGCCGGGCGCGGCGATGACACGGTGCCGCTGAAGGCCGACTTCTGGGACAACGTGTGCGCCATGATGGGGAAGGGCATCGGCTGACATGGCCCACGTCCCCCACGGCATGATGCGGCTCGTCGCGGAGGTCCAGAACCCGACCGCTGCCGTCGATTCGCTCGGCCAGTGGACCGAGACGTGGGCGACCGTGTCCGGGCTGTCCGCGCTTCCCGTCTACATCGAGCAGATGGACACCACCGAGACGGTTGAGGACGGCGGCCCGGCCATCCAGACCTCCTACCGCATCCTCTGCCCGTGGACGGCGTCCATCACCACGCGTAGCCGGTTCCTGTGGACGGACAACGGAACAAATCGCACCCTGAACGTGCGCAGCTGCACGGACAAGGACCAGCGCCGGCGGACCCTTGAGGTCGAGGCCGTGGAGGTGGTCCTGTGAGCTCTGCCCTGAAGATCACCGTGGACAGCAAGGAGCTCCGGAAGACCCTGGAGCGCCTGCCGGCCAACCTGAACGAGCGCGTGCGCAAGAAGGGCGCCCGCAAGGCGCTGGCGCCGCTCACGAAGGAGATGGCCGCCCTGTGGCGTTCGGCGAGCTACCGGGGCAAGGGAACCCACCGCCGGGCCATTGCCGCCGCCACGCAGCTGGACATCCGCCGGCTCGGCGGGACGGCGACGGCGCCCCTGCGCAGCCGCATCGGCGTCCGCTACGGCCGCAAGGGCGGGGCGCGCGCCAAGGGCCGCCAGCGCGTCTACCACCTGCTCGAGCTCGGCTTCCGCCACAAGGCCGCCGGCAAGCGCATCCAGGGCGCCTACCGCAGCTTCACCTGGGCGATGCGCACGGTGACCAAGGCGTCGAATGCCGTCGCCGTTGAGACGCTCGCCGAGGCCAAGCGCCTGCTCGGAGGCCGCCCATGAGCCTGGAAACGGTCTGCAAGGCCGTCCAGTACCACCTCGGCCAGGCCACGACCAACCCCGTGAGCGTCGGGATGCGCCGCCCCACGACGCAGACGCCGGCCATCGTCTGGGAGATCAGCGCCGCGCAGGCGTCGCGCGCGATGCCTGGAGCCGATGCCGGCCTGTGGATGGTCACCGTCGAGGTCAACATCTACGGCGACACCACCCTCGCCGTCGCCCAAGAGGCCGACAAGATCTGCGCCCAGCTCAACGGCGTGGAGAAGCAGGCCAACACCGCAGACATCGTCTGCACGGACGCGAGCGTCGCGTTCCGCACCGAATCGCAGGCCGACGGCTCGGAAGGCGACGAGCGCGTCTGCACCCTGACCCTGACCATACAAGGACTCTGACCATGGGACTCATTCCAACTTTCGGTGGCACGCTGACCTTCAGCGGCAACGACACCTCGGGCAGCGGCGTGACCGTGAAGGTCCGCTCGGTCACCATGAACTGGGAGCGCGCCTCCCTTGACGTGACCACCATCGGCGACTGGTGGGAGCAGCGGGTGCCGGGACGGATGCGCCGCTTCGGCTCGCTGACGATCTTCAGGCAGGACACCAACGTGGACAAGCCGCTCCACGCCCACCTGCACCCGCACAACCTCGCCGCCGCGACGGGCGCGACCCTCACGCTGAAGTACGTCGAGAACGGCGGCGGAAACAGCGCGACGAACAACGTGCTGCCGGGTACCTACGGACGCCTGGCATCGACCCAGCCGGCCATGAACATCCACATCACCTCGGCCTCGTTCACGGACGATGGCACCGGCGCAGGGACGTGGGAGCTGTCGTGGGAAGAGCAGGGGCCGGCAATCTGAGCCATGCCGATTGACCTCTCCAAGTTCACCGCCCGGACCCGCTCGGTTGACATCCCCGAGCTCGGCCTGCTCACGTTCCGCGAACCCACGCTCGCGGACGTGCAGCAGGCTTCGACCAACCCGTACTGGTGGGTGGCCTGCATCACCTGCCAGGACGGCTCCCCGCTGCTTGCGGACCCCGAGCAGGCCGGCCAGCTGCGCGCCGACATCGCCGGGCGCCTGCTTGAGGAGGTGAACCGCCAACGCCCTACGGACGCGCCGAGCGAAGGCTCTGGCGCATCGCAAGCCCAGAGCAACGGATGACCATGGCCGCAGGACTCGCCAAGGAACTGACCACCCAGGAGCGCATGGAGAACGCGCTGGTGGTCATCGCCTGCGCGCTGACCGGCAAGCGCCCGCACCAGCTCTTCCAGTGGGTGCGACATGGCTGACAAGACCTTGAAGGCATCCATCCAGGTGGACATGGACTCCAAGGGCGTCGCCCGAGGGGTTGCGGCCACGAACCGGGAGCTCGACAAGCTCAACCGCACGGCCCGCAGCACGGCCATGGCCACCGGGATCATGGCCGGGATCAGCACGATCCAGACGGCTTTCAGCGCGCTGTCCGGGATCATCAACGCCATAAACGAGCACGTGGACAGGCTGGACAAGCTTGGCCGCCAGTACTCGCGCGAGGGCGCAGCGGCCGAGAGCAGCCGCATGAGCGCGCAGTTCCAGACGGACGCGCAGATCGGGCAGGCCATGGGCCCGGCGTCCGCCGTCATCGCCCAGCGCGAGGAGAAGTCCATGCGCGACCGGGCGGCGCGGATCGCGGCGAGCACCGACATTGGCGCTGGTGCCGCTGCCTGGGACACCTTCTTTGCCGCAATCGCCAGCTCGTTCACGGCTGCAAAGGACCAGTTTGTTGCCAACTGGAACGATCCGCTTGCCGTCGATCAGCCAAGCATCCTAGGAGCCATGGAAAGCGCGCTTGGAGTTCCGCAGTTCTATTCCGGCGGCATGAGCGGATCGGACCTCGACGGAGGCCGAGGCTCCGCGCAGGGGATGCCCTACGACCCAAACATGGCTGCCAACAACCGGCATCTCCAATCCATCGACCGAAAGCTGGGCGGCAACTGATGGGCACCTGGACTTCCATCGAGCGCGCCGAAAGCCGCGTGTGGTCGTTCTCCGACCGCTGGGGCGAGCAGGTGCTCGAGCGCGTCTGGGTCACCGGCTGGGAGTCCAACCCGAACCAGCAACCAGATCCGTACCCAGGCGACGGGCAGCTGGCCGCGAACCTGCCAGTCAGGCCGCAGCAGCGGCTCGAAGCCGGTGTCCACACGGTCAACACGGTCGCGGACCCGTGGCTCAAGCAACTGATCTGTAGATCGGTGACCGTGGAGCCAGCACGCGAGCGCACCTACACGTGGATCGTCCGGGCGCGCTACACGACAGAGAAGTTCCCCTGGAGCGCCACGGACAGCTGGGGCGCGGAGTACATGAAGCAGACCCGCGTGATCGGCTCGCGCACGGTCGCCATGTACCGGCAGAGCAGCGGAAGCGGATTCTTCCCATCCAACGGCGATGTCACCTTCCCGCCGACCACCGACCTGGGCGGCACCAAGGTGGACATCAACGGCAACCCGCGCCGCTACCAGGTCGCGCAGCAGCAGGTCGTGGTGGAGAACATCCGCGACCGCACCAAGACGGACTCGCAGACCGCCACGGCAGACGATCCCGACTGGGCGACGATCCTCACCACGTTCATCAACAAGCGAAACAGCACGACGTTTCTTGGATGGGCCACCGGCTCGGTCCTCTGCACCGGGATCACCGCAACCCTCGACAGCGAGGCATGGCGAATCAGCGCCACGTTCCTGTTCGATGACTGGTACCACCTCGAGCAGGTGCCCGTCTCGTACCCGAACGGAATGCCCATTCTCGCCATCGGCGCCACCGTCGCCGGCGAGGCGCAGCAGCAGTGCAACAAGGTGGTGTGGTTCCAGCCGTACCCGGACAAGGCCGAGTTCGCGAATCTCTACGGATCCGTGGGCACGCCGGGACCAGTCTCCACCCAGTTCACCAAGGCCGGCCCGAACAGGATCACATGACCTTCCACACCCCGAGGTTCAACCAAGGGCTCTTCGGCAAGGCCAACCGGTTCGTGACCGGAGGATGGCAGAACGCCGCCGAGACGGTCCATGCGCGCTCCGAGGCCATGGAGTGGGCGCACGGCCAGATGGTCCAGCCGAAGGCCATGTGGCAGGAGCTGATCACGCTCCAGAGCGCCGCGGTCATCACGGGCGCAACCTCGCGGTGGACCTACTCGGTAAAGCACTGGCTTCCCGACAGCCCAGGAGCTGCTGGATCCTCGATGGTCCCGGACAAGAACGACACGCGCTTCACCTACACCACTGCCTACAACCTGCGGGAGTGGCACAACAGCGCCACGTTCCTCGACGGCATGGACCCGACCAACCCGTCGGTCATCGTCGGACCCGTCGGGAGCAACTGGAACGGCGGCGCATTCTCGACTGCCGGCCTCCAGGCCAAGTGCGTCGCCTGGGTGGCGATGGACCGAGCCGGCAAGGCGATCTGCTTCTTTGACCGACCCAACCCCGTCCGCTGCGCGGGCCTCTTCTGGAATCCAGGCGAGGGCGAGCAGGGCGAGGGAGAGGAGGGACCATCATGATCGGATCGTTCATGCGCAAGGCCATGTTCACGGGCGGCTGCGCCGCCACCGCAGCGCCCGACGCTCCGTACGACCTCACCTCGTCGGGCGTGACGAGCTCGTCCATCACCCTCAACTGGGAGGACGCGACGAGCACGCAAAACTACGCCAGCAGCTACGAGGTCGGCATCAGCACCGGCAACAACAACTGGACATCGATCACCATCAACGCACCGGCTTCGCTCTACACCTTCACCTCGCTATCGGCCGGCACGACATACCACTTCCGCATCCGCGGAGTCAATTGCTTTGGCACGGGCATGGAAGACGGTGAGGCGTTCACGCAGGCAACCGCCGCCGGCAGCAGCAACATCCCCGCAGCGCCGAGCGGCTTCACGGCGACCAGCAACTTCGCTGACTCGGTCAGCCTCTCCTGGACGGACAACTCCGCAAGCCCCGCCGAGGACGGCTTCGACATCGAGGTCTCAACCAACGCAGGATCGAGCTACTCATCAGTCACAACGACCGCCCAGAACGCGACCTCCTACTCCCACACGGGCCGGGTTGAGTCCACGGCCTACCTCTACAGGATCAGGGCGACGAACACCTCGGGCAGCTCCTCTTGGGTGACGGCCTCCAGCGTCACCACCCCGGCTGCCGTCCAGTCCTTCACGGCGACCGCAGCCTCCTCCACGCAGATCAACCTGTCGTGGACGGACAAGTC